ATCGACGCGGAATATGAAACAGGAGAACAACAATGATGAAAGAATTGGCAGAAATCTTAGAAAAAGCGCAAGAAGAAGCGCGGCATTGGAAAATGATGGCAAAGCTGCGCGTCCCGAAGCGCGACTATGACGCAGTTCTCAAAAGCATGTCTGTGTGTCAGGCCACGATCGAGCGCTTGATGATCGCCCTGTACAAGCTCAAGCCGAATCACCCAGAGGTGGCCGACGCGCGGATCATCCTTGGCATGCTCGAGCACCTGATCCAAAATAATCCGCTGATGAAGGACGAGGGATGGGAATCCCGCGAGAAGGCTCACGCCGAGGAGCTTAAGGCCAAAGCCGAGGCGATCAAGGCCCAGCGCATGAAACGCCCAGCGGAGATGCTCGGCGAGCGGGCGGCGTTTGAGGATAGTTTTGAGGAGAGCGCCTTGAATAGGAAAAAAGTCAAGGGTATCGTTAAAAAGGAGCACAAGCCATGATAAGCGATGAAAATCTCGCCGAAATGATGTACAAAGATTACTCTGAAGCGCTCGGAAATGATGGCAAAGGCTGGCCAACATGGAAGTCTCTTTCAGATGATGACCGCGCGCGGTGGGTCTATGTCGCCGAAATGGCGCGTGAGCCGATCCTGAACGACGCTGACAGCGCTTTTCTCGAAGACATCAACCATCTCGAGGACACGCTCGACGAGTATCGCTCCGCCTTGTGGGCCATCCTCGACGTTCTAAAACCGATCCTCAATCTTAAAGTTTCGGATGAGCTTATATGACATTCCTGATGCTCGACGGGCAGAAGGTAAACCTCAAAGAGTCGCTGTATAGGGTTAACAAGCGCCTCTGCGAGGAATCGCTCGTCGAGTTCATCAAGCAGGCTTGGCACATCATCGAGCCGGGCAGGCCTTACGTCCACAATTGGCACATCGACGCTATTGCGATGCACCTGACCGCGATCACCGACGGCATGATGCTGGACGACGTCCAGTACTATAACCGCCTGCTGATCAACGTCCCGCCGGGCGCGATGAAGTCCCTGCTGGTCAATGTGCTCTGGCCCGCGTGGGAGTGGGGGCCGCGCGATATGGCCTACATGCGGTACGTCTGTGCCGCCCATAACCTCGACCTTGCCATCCGCGACAGCACCAAAATGCGCCGCCTGATCGAATCAGACTGGTATCAGGAGCGCTGGGGCGACCGCGTCATGCTGACCGGCGACCAGAACGCGAAGACCAAGTTCGAGACGACCGCGAACGGGTTCCGGCAAGCGATCTCGATGACCGGCATGACCGGCGCGCGCGGTGATAGGGTCATCATCGACGACCCTCACTCGGTCGACAGCGCCGCATCCGAGGCCGAGCGCACGAGCACGATCGAGACGTTCGAGCAGGCGATCCCGACCCGCCTGAACGACCCGGACAAGAGCGCCATCATCGTCATCATGCAGCGCCTGCACGAGGAGGACGTGTCCGGCGTGATCCTCGAGAAGAAACTCGGGTACGATCACATCATGATACCGATGGAGTTCGATCCCGATCGAGCCTACCCGACGCAGCTCGGTTGGGAAGATCCGCGCACCGAGAAGGGCGAGCTGTTCTTCCCGAAGCGCTTTCCCCGGCACGTCGTCGAGCGCGACAAGCGGACGATGGGCACCTACGCCGCGTCCGGCCAGTTCCAGCAGCTGCCGACCCCAGAAGACGGCGGTATCATCAAACGCCGCCACTGGAACCTCTGGGAAGACATTAAATACCCCGCGTTCGACTTCATCATCGCCAGCCTCGACACGGCTATGACCGAGAAGACCGAGAACGACCCGTCGGCCATGACGGTCTGGGGCGTCTGGACCGACGACCCCAAAACCCACGCGACCCGCATGATCGGGCGGGACGGCCACGCCGGGCAGATCATCCGGACCTACGACGAGCGGGAAGTCCCGCCGAGGGTTATGATGATGCATGCGTGGTCGAAGCACCTTGAAATGCCGGACCTTGTGAAGCTCGTGAGCGACACCTGTCTCCGGTGGAAAGTTTCGACACTTTTGATCGAAAACAAGACTGTGGGCCGCCCAGTTGCGCGGGAGCTGCAAAGAATGTATGGTGGCAGGCACTTTGGGGTTCAGCTCGAAGATCCGGGGTCGATCGACAAGCAAGCCCGTCTTTATTCGGTGCAGCACCTGTTTGAAGAGGGGCTGGTGTACTGCCCCGATACGGACTGGGCCGACGANGTCATTAGCCAGTGCATGCGCTTTCCNAAAGCGAAGCACGATGATTTGGTCGATACAGTGTCGATGGCCATGCGCTATTTGCGCCGCACAGGTTTCGCCATGCGGCAGGAAGAGGTGCAAGAGGATTACGAAATGTCCCGCATGCACTTGGGCAGACCGCCCGAACCCTTGTACGGTGGGATTTAATCCATGGCTTTAGTCGCCCCTCAGAACCTCCGCCTTTCCGATGACGAGCANACGCCGTTTGTCGGCGATGACATCACCGTCGAGGTGGCCGAGGACGGGCCGAAGCAGGACATAGACGAGCACGGCAACATCATGTCGATTGAGCTNCCNGACGGCTCNATCACGTTTTCTCTGGACGGCTCGCCAATCGAAAAGGCTGCGGGGCGCGAGACAGGCTGGTTCGACAATTTGGTCGACGAGATCGATCAGGTCGAATTGAGCCGCATTGCCCATGATTTGATGAAGGGCGTCGAGGATGACCTCAATTCTCGTAAGGAATGGATTGAAGACCGAGCCCAAGGNATTAAGCTCCTTGGGCTTAAAGTTGAAATCCCCGGACTTGCCGGAGCAGCAGACGGCGCGCCTGTGGAAGGCATGTCGCGTGTACGACACCCGCTCTTGCTTGAAGCGGTGCTCCGCTTCCAAGCTAACGCCAGAAGCGAGCTGCTCCCGACTGATGGGCCAGTGAAGATCCGCGAGGACAACAACAATGCTGATCTTCAGTCCGACCAGCTGGCCAATGACCTCGAGAACGATCTCAATCACTACCTCACAGCCACCGCAAAAGAGTATTACCCTGACACCGACCGTATGCTGCTCATGCTCGGTTTTGGCGGGACAGCCTTCAAGAAGGTATACTTTTGCCCTCTTAGAAACAGACCAGTTTCAGAGACGGTGGACGCCGACGATCTTATCGTCAACAACTCCGCAACAGATCTCAGTAACGCGAAGCGCATCACCCACCGCATCTATATGAGGCCTTCGGTCGTCAAGCGGATGCAGATCCTCGGGGTCTACCGCGACATCGACCTGTCCGATCCGAAGATGATCAAGTGGGACGCTGCCCAGCGCGAGAAGATGGCGCAGCAGGGCATCAGCGCTGAGAATTTCAACGCCGACGACCGCGACCGCGAGATCTACGAGATTTATTGCGAGCTGGACATCCGTGGATTTGAGCATCGCCGCAAGGGGGCAGAGACAGGGCTCGAGATCCCGTACCGCGTCACGATCGATGCGTCGACGAAGGAAATCCTGTCGATCGTGAGGAATTATGATGAAGATACAAAAGACTTGCCTGAAGCTCGCCAGAACTTTGTCAAGTATACCTTCGTGCCGGGCATGGGGTTTTATGATCTGGGTCTCCTCCACATCCTAGGCAACACAACCAACGCGCTCACGGCTGCTTGGCGCGAAATGCTTGACGCGGGCATGTATGCCAATTTCCCCGGCTTCTTGTATGCCGACACGGGAGCACGGCAGAACACCAACATCTTCCGTGTGCCTCCGGGCGGCGGCGCATTGGTCAAGACGGGCGGCATGCCAATCAATCAAGCCGTGATGCCGCTTCCCTATAAAGACGTCGGCGGCGGGCTCATGAGCTCGTCGACAATATTGCCCAGACCGGCATGCGGATCGGCGGCACAGCCGAGCAGGCAGTTGGCGAAGGCAAGCAGGACGCGCCGGTTGGCACGACGATTGCGCTGATCGATCAGGCCACCAAGGTGCTCAACTCGGTGCACAAGCGCATGCATGCCTCGCAAGCAGAAGAGTTCCAACTGTTGGTGCAATGCTTCCGTGACAATCCTGATTCGTTCTGGCAATCCAACAAGCGCCCCGCGCGTAAGTGGGATGAAGAGACGTTCCTGCGCGCGCTCGACCAAGTCGACCTCGTGCCGCAAGCGGACCCAAACACCGCCAGCCAGACGCAGCGCCTCATGAAGGTGGTGGCGCTCAAGCAGATTCAAGCCCAGAACCCGTCGATGTACGACCCGATCGCGATCGACAAGGCGGCATTGCAAGCAGTTGGATGGTCAAACCCTGATCAGTTTATGGTGCCGCCTTCCGCGCTTGGCCAACAAAACAACCCAGAGGCGCAGGCCAAGATGGCCGAGCTCCAGATCAAGAAGCAGGACAGCGACACGAAGGCCATGCTTGCCAAGGGCAAGATCAGCCTCGACCAAGCGCGCGTCCAGCTGGATATGGCGAAGATGCAGCAGGACAGCCAGCAGGGCGGCCTCGTGGCACCGGCAGAGAAGTCCGACCACGAGAAGAAAGTCGACGCGATTGACTTGATCATTAAAGAGAAGCTCGCCGACGCGAAGGTGCAAGACACCAAGATCAAGGCGGCGCAACTTGCTGCGACGATGAAGAAGGACGAGGCGGACAACGCTATGGAGCAGCAGGAGATGCGGGCCAAAGA